ACAAACGAATCCTGATGACGGTGGAGTAAGAATACCTGTGAATCAACCATTCCTAGTAAACACTCCTAAATACGGTGTAATTGAAATGCAATATGCACACGATGAGAACGGTGGAGCAGTCAACAACTGCAACTGCCGATGTTGTACGGTGTATGTAGCTTAAACAAATAAATATGAGTAATTTTTATAACAAAAAGTCGATTGAAGGTGCTCCCATAGATATGGAAGACAATAGTAGAGTTATTACAGTCTACTATTCTGCATTTGGTAATGTAGATAGCGATGGTGATATTATTACACCAGGTGCTTTTACTAAAACCTTAAAAGAGAATGGCCCACAGGCTAAGAACAGAGTATGGCATTTAATGAACCACTCTACTGAAAAGCCTATTGCTAAACCATTTGAAATGTACGAAGATGCGTATGGTTTGAAAGCAAGTGTTAAGATACCTAATACGACATTAGGTAATGACCTATATGAGTTATATAAAGAAGGTCATATCACAGAACATAGTATTGGATTTCAGACTATTAAGTCACAAGCGAAATCAGGATATAATGAAATCAATGAAATTAAATTGTATGAAGGAAGTTCCGTATTGTGGGGTGCAAACGCAAATACACCAACAGTTGGAGTTAAAAGTCAGATTAAGTCAACTCTAGTAGATGAGATGGGTAAGACCATTAAGTCTTTGAGAAATGGACACTTTACTGACGAAACATTCGAGCTGTTAGAACTTAAACTTAAACAATTACAACAATATCTATCTGAGATGGAAGATGAAGAGTCAATCACACCTGAGCCAACCGCTGAAGAAGCATTGCCAACTGAGGAAGCTGATCCGATGATTTCTATCGAGCTAGAAGTAAACAAATATTTACAATCATTTAAAATTTTTAACTAATGGTAGAAGAAATTAAAAGTGCATTCGAAGGCATTAAATCCGAAGTAAACGGAGCAATCGAAAGTGCGAAGGCTGATAATGCTAGTGCATTAGAAAGCGTAAAGGCTGAATTAGAAGCTACTAAAGCTTCAATCACAGTTGTTAAGGATGAAATTGAAAAAATGGAAGCAAAACAAAATCGTGTTAAAATGAATCAAACAGAAGTAAAAGGGTTTAATGCTACCCTTGCTGAAGCTATCGAAAATAATTCTGATAGTTTAGCAAAATTAGCTCGTGGTGAACAAAAGCGTTCAAGCTTTATCTTGGATACAAAGGCAGTTGGTAATATGACAGAAGCGGTTAACCTTACAGGTGACATCACTCGTCAATATGCTAATCAAGTATATGCTTTACCTTCTCGTAAGGTGCATATGAGAAGCTTATTACCAATCGGTAGTTTGTCTCAAGGTTTATTTACTTTCCCTTACGAAAGTGGTGGAGAAGGTGCTCCAGCAGCTCAAACTCAAGGTTCTTCTAAAGCACAAGTTGATTTTGATATTACAATGAAAGATGCAGCTGCTCAGTATATCGCTGGTTATGTTCGTATCTCTCGTCAAATGTTAGATGATATACCTGCTATGACTTCTTTCTTACAATCTCGTTTATTAGAGAAGTATTTAGTTGCTGAAGATGCTCAAATCTTAAGTGGTGATGGTACTGCTCCTAACTTACAAGGTATTTTACCAGTAGCTACAGCTGCAACAGGTGCTGCTACAGTAGACGTAGAGCAATTAGTACAAGCTATTGCTCAGTTAGAAACTTCTAACTACTCTGCTACAGGTATCTTAGTTAACCCAACTGATTGGGCTGCTATTATGAACACTAAGAACTCAGGTTCTGCGTACTCTTTACCTGCTTCTACAGTTGTTACAACTGATGGTAGTGTATCTATCGCTGGTATCCCTCTTTACAAATCAACTGCAATCGCAGTAGATAAGTTTGTAGTAGGTGACTGGTCTATGGGTGCTCAAATTATGCAGAATCAAGGTATCTCTGTTCAGTTCTCTGAATTTGATGCTGACAACTTTACTAAGAATATGATTACTGTAAGAGTTGAAGCTCGTATCGCTTTACCTATCTATTACGCTGGTGCGTTTATTTATGGTGACTTCGGTAACGTTGCTTAATCTTTAATTAGATTTACAATACAAGGGATAGCCTAAAAAGCTATCCCTTTTTGTTTACACTAAATTTTAACTATTTTTGTAAAAATTAGCATAATGCAGATACTAAGAGATGTAACTACTACAGTAGCCCCTTCGGCAACAATAGTTACCCTACAGACAGCAAAGGATTATTTAAGAGTAGATTATAGCGAGGATGATACTTTGATTACTAACCTTATAGAAACAGCTAGAATCAGATTAGAGCAGTATGCTGCGGTAGCTATGACGGCTAGAACATTAAAGGTAGTAGCTTATGTAGATGAGTTTATAGAGCTTCCTTATGCTCCTATCAATAGTATTACATTAGTAGAATATTGGGATGGTGCTAGTTGGGTAGCAATGACAGTTGGAGATTATAGAGTTTTAGGCGATACCTACAAAAAGATTTATTTTACTTCCCCTATTATGAGTGAATTTAGATTTACTTATACTTGTGGATATAGCACTACACCTGAGTCTATGAAAACAGCTCTATTGAAGATGGTAGGTGATTTATATGAATACAGAGAATCAAGCGTTGAAAGCACTAAGCCTTCAGCCAATTTAACAACGGCTTACGAATTAATGAAACCTTACAAAAGGGTAAGTACATTCTTATAATGATAGGAAAATTAAGAAATAGAATAACGTTTAACAGCAAAACAAGCGTATCTGATAGTGCTGGAGGTTTCGTGAACACTTTGGTATCTTATTATGTTTGCTGGGCTGAATTGGTCTCTAATACGAACAGTAGGACTAATGTAGCAGGTAAGGATAATATTAATGATAATGCTACATTTAGGATTAGATATACAAGTGGTAAGACATTTACTAATGCTCTTGTAATTACTTGGAAATCAAAGACTTATATGATTAACTCTATTATAAACGAAGGAGATTTAAACCAGTATTATTTAATCGGTTGTTCAACTCTTAAGTAATGTTTTTAGAAGTAAAAGGCTTAAATAGTTTAAAAAAGAAGTTTGCTACTAGTTATGAAGGCTTTAAGTCTCATATTATATCAGAAATAAACGTAATGGTTGTAGAAATAGCAAAAGAAGCTAGTGCAGATGCAGCCGATTTACCACATTTAACCACAAATTCTTCATACCAAAGAACAGGCAATTTATCTAGGAGCATTAATGCTATCCCATTTAATGGGAAATTTGCTGAAATAGTAGTAGGTAATTCGCTTGTTGATTATGGTGCTTATGTAGAATTTGGTACTGGTAGTGGGTTTGGGATTCCATCAAGGAAATATAATATAGCATCAAAAAATATAACACCTTATGCTTCTTTGTTTAGAGGTAGAGGCTTAAAGAATAGTAATATGCCATATAGATCATATTTATTTAATAATTTTGAAATAGGTTATACAAAGGCTTTAAAAAAAATTAGAGCCTTTAAAATGGCCTAATTTAAATATAAATATATTTCGTTAAATTTGTAAAAAATGAAGGACTGCGGATATACACTAAGGAAGGCTTATTTCGATAAGCTTGCATCGGCTTCTTACTCATTAAGTGTTTATGATACCATAGCACCTGATACTGTAGAACCACCTTTTTTGATTATCAGCAGTCAAACACAAGTAGACAATAGTAATAAACAAAGCTTTAGTTTTGACGTTACTATTCAATTTGACATAGTTTATACGACCTTTAAAGCAGGTGAAGTAGGGCAGAAGACGGTAGATACTTATGCCGACGAATTATTAGGAATTATAGGTGTTAGACCACCTAGTTATCCTAATACAGCACCTGATTTTAAAATAGTTACTTGTAAGGTTGGCTCTAACAATGCTACCTTTGACTATGTAAATGAAGTCTATGTGTTTAGAAGGGTAATAACAATGGATCATTTCGTGAATCAATTAACATAAAAGAAAAATAAAATAAAATGGCAACAACAAGTGTATTTAACGGAACCTCATTAGTGGTTCTCATCGGATCAGAAGTAATAGGATTTTCTACTTCTTGTTCATTAAGTATTGCAATAGATACTCCAGACGCATCTACAAAAGAAAGTTTAGGATGGGCTCAAGAAATTGGTGGACAAAAATCTTGGTCTTTAACAACTGATGGTTTAGCTACAGTAGTACCTGGTGCAACTGCTACTTATATTAGCACAACTGAATTAACTAATTTTGCTATTCTTAGACAACCAGTTACAGTTAAGTTTACTACAATAGACAACTCAGCAGGTGGTGTAACTCCAGTACCAGGTGATACATATTATACAGGTCAAGCATTTATCGAGAGCGTAGATATGACTGCTGATATGGAGAATCCAGTTACTTACTCAGTTTCTTTCAAAGGAACAGGGCCGTTGAGTATCTCTCAAAACCCATAGTAAAAACAAACCAAAATAAAAATAAACCAAAATGAGAGGACAATTTGAATTAACTCTTTCCGATGGAAAGAAGATACCGATGCGTTTTTGTACTTGGAGTCTTAAAAGATTCTGTCAATTACAAGGCATAGGGCCTTCTGAAATAGGAGAAGCTTTAAGTGGCAAAGATTCACTTGACGCTATTGTTAACCTGATGAAATCAGCTGCAGAATACCCATTGTATTCACAAGGAATTACTCCAAGTTTTACGGAATTTGAAGTATGTAATTGGATAGATGATATGGGTGGAATGACTGGAACTAAGTTCCAAGATGTTATGGCAGCTTTATCAGATAGTATGAATAGCGGTATAGAAGATAAGCCAACAAAGTCAACTAAAAAGGATGGAGTAAAAAAAAATTAGAGTGGATTGACATAGAAAGATATACAATGGGGGAGTGCAAAGTGCTTCCCCATTTGTTTTGGGAGATGACGATGGCTGAGTTAGATTTTGTTTGGTATGGATATAGACACGAAGAAGAGCAGCAATGGATAAGAACTAGATGGCAAACCACAATGCTTATCAATATCCAACTACCAAAAGGTAAGAAGGTTAAGCCTAAAGACCTTATTGAATTAGATTGCGATAATCGTAACTTTGTCAAGCCTAGAGTAATGACAGAAGATGAATTACAGGCTGTACTAAAAAAATATGGAAATATTTAAATTTAAAGGATAATGGCAGAAGAATTATTACAGATTAGAGTCACGGCAGATTTTAAAGAAGCAGAAGGTGCTTTTTTACGATTAGCTAAAGTCGCTACTTCTTTTGAAAGCAATATACGAACAGTTTCTGCTAGTTTAAATAAAGAGTTTAATAAGATAGTTGGTTCAGCTGAATTATTTGGCAATTCAACAAATGTTGTTAAAGATAAAATGAACGCACTAAAAAGTGCAATGGTTAGTCTTATGTCAATGGGATTCCAACCAATGAATCCAGAGGTTCAAAAATTAAAAGTACAATATGATGCATTAGCAGCAAGTTTACAAAAAACTACAAAAGCAGCGGCTAGTTCTACTACGGCTATTCAAGGGACTGCAGGTTCTGCTAAAAAATCTAACCAGCAATTTATGAATCTTGCATTAGTTTTACAAGATTTACCTTATGGATTTAGGGGTATTCAAAATAACTTACCTGCGTTATTAGGTGGTATAGCAGGTGTAGGAGGTGCTGCTTATTTAGCATTTTCTGCTATTATTGCAAGTTTAACTTTTTGGGATGAACATAATAGAAAAGTTGCAGCATCTTCTAAAAAATTAAAAGAAGAACAGGCTAGTTTAAATGATGAAATATTAAATAGTAAACAAAATGCTTTACAACAAGGATATTTATTAAATCAATATATAGAAATTGCTAGAAATGCTACATTAAGTGATAGCACTAGGAATGAAGCACTTAAACAAGCGAATACATTATATGGTGAACATAATCAAAAGTTAACATTAGCAAATATAAATACTAAGGCTGTTAAAGAAAGTGTAGATGGCTATATTCAAAGCCTTATTCAAATGGCTGTTGCTCAAAAATATTCAGGACAAGTTGCTGATAATATTATTGAAAGTGACAAAATAAAAGCAAAAATTGAAGATAAAAATTTAATAAGACAGAAACTAACAGCAGAAGTAAGAGGTAAGCAGAATAATGAATCAAGAGATTTATTAGATGTTTATAAAGATTTAAGGCGAGTTAATAAAGAGATTTATGATTTAGAATTAGAACAAGGTAAAAATGTTAAAGAATTAACTAATTTAACAAACAAATATTCAGATTCTTTAATAAAGGCTACTGAACTTGGTGCAAAATTTGGGAAAGTTGAAGATACAAAAACACCTAAAGGCCCTAAAGAAAAAGTATCAAAGTATGATGAAGATTTAGCTAAAGAAACATTTAATTTTTATAAAGATAATTTATTTCAAGCTGAACATTATTTTAATCAATTAAATGATATTGAAAAGTTAAATGCATTAAAAGAGGCTGTAATCAATAAAGCGTCAAATGATGAATTAACAAAAATTGAAGAAACATACGCACAAAAATCTATTAATTTTCAACAACAAATAGAAGATAAAAAACTCGCTATTAGACAAGCAAGTTTAAAAAGAGGAGAACAATTAACGGAAGCAGATAATAAAGCAAAAAAGAAAGTATTAGATACAGAGTTTCAAAATGAAATGGATGCTATCCAAAATAAATTATCTGCTCAATTAAAGGGTAATAGAAGGGAGCCATTACAACAAGCACAAAATTATAATGAAGCAATTGCTGGTTATTTATTAATGTCTATGGAAGCTGGTAGAACAGCCGAAGAGATAGAAAAATTACAAGATAAAATAAATAATCTAAATTCTTCAGCAGCAGGCACAGCTGCGGCATTTACACCAATAGCAGATATATTAAATAATTTAGCTACTAATACTTTAGTTGAATTTGGTACACAAATAGGAAATTTATTAAGTGGTGGACAATTTTCTATAGATGGATTTCTAGGAATGATTGCAAATGCCTTAATACAAATAGGCACACATTTAGTAATGATATCAAAATTATTTTTAGCTGTTGATGCATTATTTAAAAGCAAAGGAGCATTAGCTTTTTTGTCAATTCCAATTGGTTTAGCTGCAATTGCTGCTGGGGTTGCTCTTAAAAGTTCACTTTCTAAAAAACAAAATGTTAAAGCCTTTGCTAGTGGCGGTATTGTTAGTGGCCCTACAATGGGTTTAATAGGAGAATACCCTGGTGCTAAATCAAATCCTGAGGTTGTTGCCCCATTAGATAAATTAAAGGATATGTTAGGTAGTAATGGTGGTGGACAATTTATACTTAAAGGCCAAGATTTAGTATTGGCTATGAATAGAAGCGAGTCATCATTAAAACTTAGAAGAGGATAATGGCATACGGACAAAAATACTCAGTATTATTTGCTACAAGAGCAGATAAGAATGTCGAACTAAAGATATGGCAAGATCCCTATACAGGGGCTATTATAGACCTTCAAGGAGTAGGAGTAAACCTTGAGTATATTCCTAACTCAGACGATCCGTATGAGCCTATATTTGCTTCACAATTAGGTATATCTATAGACTTTACAGACGACCTATCTGATATTATTAATTTTACTAATATAGACGATAGGTTTAATTATGTAGAAATGTACGTTGATGGTGTTATTCAATGGGTTGGATTTATCATTAATGATAATGTTCAAATCTCTTATTCTACAGGTAGAAAGATAGCTACCTTTAATGCTACTGATGGATTAGGTATGTTAAAAGACATACCATTTGTACCAATAACTAGTACAGGGGTAAATGATGTATCCTCATTACTTACTATACTAAGAACTTGCTTTGACCTTATAGATTTTAAGGATAAGAGAAACACAGTTACTATGTGTTCTTATTTTGCTAATGGGATGTCTGATAGAGCTGTAAACTCTTGGAGAGACCCATTTGTCCAAACTTTTATGTGTTATAGGAATTTCTTAAAAGATGAATATACTTATACTAATTGCTTAGATATTATATCAAATATTGCTAAATCTTTTGGATGTAGAATATTTCAAGCTAATGCTAAATGGTGGATTGTGGCAGTAAATGAATTTGCTGAAACAAATGCTTATTATACAGAATACAATACAAGTGGAGCAAGAGTAGATAATGGAGATGGTAATTTAATAAATACTTCATCTACAATACAACCTTATTCAACAAATACATCGGGTTTATACTTTATTGATAATAGCCAATTAAAGATTCTTAAAAAAGGATTCTATAAGATTATAGCAGAAGGTAATGTAGAGATGGCTGACAATTATATTCCTAACGGAAACCTATTAGATAATGATACGATAGAAGCCGAATATTGGACTAGAGGCTCAACAGGAAGTGCAACCTGCTTATTATTGGAAAACACAATTTTAGATTATTATTACTTTCAATTAGAAGCACCAACAGGAACAGCAGAAGTTTTCTTAAACACTTCTTCTAATGCTTATGTAACAACAGGAGATGCCTTAGAATTAAATATAAAAATAGGTGCCAATACAAGTGCTTCAGTAATAGGATTTATAGACATATCTATTAATACTGGTTCTACTATTCATTATTTAAACAATAATAAAGAATGGCAAACTACATCAACATCTTTTTCAGTCTTTAATCCTAAAACAAGTGGGCCTGCACAAGACTTTATATTAGATTTAAAAACTGCAATATTCCCTGCAAATGGTCAATTAAGTTTTAAATACAGAATATCGGCAGGTATTGCTTTTACTACTCTTACCAACTTTGTGTTAAAGATTAAATCAATCGTATCTGCATATAAACTAACAGGCACATTAGTAGAAAATGAGCAATATACTAACACAATATCGTTGCCTTATGGCTCTAGTGGTTCACAATCCTTATATCCATCTAATAAAGGGGCATTACTATATAGTAATAATGCTGTACTAGGAGGATATTCTGTTGCTGCAGGATGGTATAGATATGGCCAAGACCCTGCTGGAGAATTTTTTACTATCTCTGAATTAATAGTACAACAATACATAAACACTTACGGACAAAACATTATTAATTTAGATGCATCAGTAAGTAGTTTTTATACTGAAAATGCTACCTATCCAATACTTAATGCAGCTAAGCTTATTTTTGCAACAGATACAGATCCTGCATCAATAAATGTTAGTGCAAAATCATATATGTTAGGTAATGCTACAATAGACTTGCCTACTGACCAAACTAACTTAACATTGTTGCAGATAAGTAATACTGAAATAGTTTGCACAAGAGTAAATACATATTCACCTCAAACATCAACTTTCTAATATGGCATCAGCAATTAACGGAACTAATATAGTTTTATATGAATATGATAGCAACGCTATCTACTACTTTAATGGAGGTACTGCACAAGGTACTTTTGATAGTATTGTATGTAAAGAATTAAGTAGAAGTCAGGTAGGTGGAACATCGGTTACATTTACTAAAACAGGAGCAGGAACAATAGCTTCGTTTATTACGGATGCTTTAGATCCTGGTGTAACCAACATACCAGCAGGAACTTGGACTTTTAGTGCTTATTATTCTATTCTAACTGCCTTTGCAGGTGCTCAGGTTCAGTATGAACTATATAAATATAATGGTAGTGTTGCTACTTTGTTGTTTACATCTGCAACAACGACATTAGGGTTCTTAACAACGACCTTATATTCTACGGCAATGACAGTTACTCAAACAACTATAAGTGCCACAGATAGGCTTCTAATTAAGGTTAATTACACAGGTGTAACAACCAATCAAATTACTTTATTTACTCAAGCTACTAATCCAGCTCAAGTAACTACAACTATACCATTAGGAACCCCAATGGGAGCTTCTACAAGCTGTACCTTTGAATCATCTACTGAACAAGTAGAAGTAACCTCACAGACATCAGCTTTCTTCAGAGAGTTTAAAAATGACGTTACATCTTGGAGTGTTAATTGTGATGGTTTTGTAGCCTTAAGTGGTTACTCTTATCTTGCTTTAATGCAGAAACAATTAGATAGAGCTTCAATAGATGTAAAGTTTTCTATAGATAATGACAACGCAGATGGTAGTGATACCTATGGTTATTCAGTAATAAGTGGAACGACTAATATTACATCTCTTAGTTTAAGTGCACCTGTAGAGGGGGCATCTACCTATTCTTTATCTTTGCAAGGAACTGGAGCATATTCAATATCAGGAACACAGGTAATAGACGGAGGATTGGTTATAGCAACAGGAGGTGTAACTCTTATGAAGCAATATGGTGCAGCGGGTGGAGAGAACTCTATTACTTGGACAGATACTATTGGAAAGACTTGTTTATATGTATCAAGAGGCGGTATAGATGTAAGAGAGATATATACAAGTGGAGTACCAGTAGACGACCAAATAGTATTTATAAGTGCAACAGGAGAAGTTAAGTTTGGTAGAGCATTAGAAGCAGATGAATTTATAAGAGCCCTTTTTCAATAGTAAATAATTAATAAGACTAGTTTAAAATATATATAGATGAGTAATCAATTACAAGTATCAGGAGCAGCAAAGATTAGGACAATACAAGGCCCAGTAGTAGCTAATAGTGGTGTAATAACTGCATTAGATGGAGATGCTTCTCAATATGTTAGAGGGGATGGTACTTTAGCTGATTTTCCTACATCAACAGGTGGAGGTAGTTCGGTTTCTTATTATCTTAATACAAGTGTAAGTCAAGGTACAATAGG